GGGGCCAACCTGTCCGGGGCCAACCTGTCCGGGGCCGACCTGTCCTGGGCCGACCTGTCCGGGGCCAACCTGTCCGGGGCCAACCTGTCCGGGGCCAACCTGTCCGGGGCCAACCTGTCCGGGGCCGACCTGTCCGGGGCCAACCTGTCCGGGGCCAACCTGTCCGGGGCCAACCTGTACGGGGCCAACCTGTACGGGGCCAACCTGTCCGGGGCCAACCTGTCCGGGGCCTACCTGTCCGGGGCCGACCTGTCCGGGGCCAAAGATGCCGAATTGATTCTAGCGCGCACAGAAATCCAGCCTCGCGAAGGCGAAGTTATCGGCTGGAAAAAGTGCCGAGACGGCGTCATTGTCAAAGTGCGTATTCCCCCCGGCGCAAAACGCTCCAACGCGCTAGGCAGAAAATGTCGAGCATCATTCGTCGAAGTAATAGCCATATTCAACGGAACATTCGGCATCTCGCAACACGACGGCAAAACAGAATACCATCCAAACACAACCGTAACAGCCGATGCCTGGACGGACGACCGATTGGTCGAATGCGGACACGGCATTCACTACTACCTAACCCGCGAAGAAGCTGAAGCTCATTCATGAAGAATGCGCCCATCGTGGTTCGGCGCATGGACGACAACAACTTGGAAATGGCGGAAGCCGCATGACCTGGACCCAACGAATGCTCCGAATCGCCAAGCGGCAGGTGATTCGAGCCTACCTGACACGATCGCCGTTTGAAGCGGAGGCTGAGCCGGTGACTGAATTTTTCGACCTCTCAGGCGGCATGGAATCCGCCGCAATGATTTGTCTCGAAGCTGATCGCATTAAGCGGGACGGCTGCATTGTGCGTTATGCCGACACGGGAAAACAGTTCCCGGAGATGGAGGATTCGTTGCGCCAGATCGAAACGATTCTCGGCATTGCCATCGAACGCATCACGCCACGAATTTCATTCGATGACTTTTTGTTTGATAGGGGCGGAATGATCAGAAAAGGAACTAACGACTGCTCGCGGAGAATGAAGCGCGGAAACTTAGCTGAAGAACGAAAAGGCCATTCGTTCATGCCGCTGCCGCTCAAGGTATTGGATGAACGGCGCAACGATGACGGCCTTTTCGCGAACATCGGCTGCGCGTGCTTTGGGGGAACCGAAAGTGTCGCCGACGAGATAGAGGAGGCTTGCTGATGGCATCCCCGCAAATCGAATTCATCCAAGATCGTCTGTCGATCCACTTCAACCGCTTCGACTTGCCGGCCTATCTGCTGTTCCTGCAAGCGAAGCGGTTGCCGGAGTTCGACCTGAAATTCCACGTTGAGGACGAGACGTACACCATCACGGCCCCGGCTCGCTTTGCCGATTTGCTGGGCGTGGAAAGGCCGGCTTCGAACGGCCGGGAATTGCCGCTGGCGGAATTCCTGTTCGACGACCAACGCGAGATCGTGAAGCTCGCCTTGGAAGCGAAACGCTTTGCGGCATGGGAACAATGCGGGCTCGGCAAGACGATTCAAGGCTTAGAGTTCGGCAGACAGGTTCTAAGCCGCACCAATGGCCGAGTGCTGATTGTTACGCTCAATGAGATCGTGCCTCAGTGGATTGCCGAATCGAAACAGTTCTACGGCGACAAACTGCCGCTCTTGCGGTTGAAGAGCCGAAGGGAAATGCGCGAGTGGTGCGTCAACGGTTCGCCGGGACTGGCAATCACCAATTACGAGAAATTCAATCCGGGAAGCATCGAGGATCAGACCGTCAACGAATGCCGGAATCTCGCTGGGGTGATTATCGACGAATCGAATCGCCTCGCGGCAGGCGGCGGCAAACAGAAGTGGGCGCTCATCAAGTCGTGCAAGGGCGTGGAATACAAACTGAGCCTGACGGCGACTCCGGCACCGAACGACCTGATGGAGTTCGCGTCCCAAGCGTCGTTTCTGGAAAAGATGCGGAGCGAATCGGACATCATTTGGACCTACTTCACCAGAGATCCGAAGACTCATCGCTGGACCGTCAAGCCGCACGCGCGAACGGCTTTCTTCGAGTTCATGTCGTCATGGTCGATCTACGTCAACAATCCGAAACGCTACGGCTGGCGGCAGAGTCTTCCGGACGTGCCGCAGCCCGAGTATCACACGATCGATGTCGAACCGACGCCTGAGCAGCTGCACCATTTGCATCTGTTGACGGCCGACGCCGAGACGGGGCAAATGAGCCTGTTCGCCGATGAGACAAACGCGATTCAGCGCATGAAGCTGTCTCAAGTCGCCAAAGGGTTTCGCTATCGCATAGGCGACGAAGCGATGCACTCGAAACCGAAGCTACGGTTCGTTGAGCGCATCCCCAGCAACAAACCTGCCGTTGTTGCCGGCATCGTCAAGCGCGAAGCAAAGGCTGATTCACAGGTCTTAGTCTGGACGATCTTCGACGCCGAAACAACGATCCTCGCCAAGGAGCTCGGCGACCTTCCAGGTGTTGCCGTTCTGACCGGCAAAACCAAAGACGAGGATCGTGTCCGGATCCTTCAGGAATTCCGCGACGGCAATATTCGCGTGCTGATTTCCCGCGCGTCGATGCTCGGCTACGGCATGAATCTTCAGTTTGTCGATGCGATGGTGTTTTCGGGCTGGAATGATTCGTTCGTCCTCTGGTACCAGGCGGTCCGTCGAGCGTTCCGTTTCGGCAAGAAGTCGCGGCTAAGAGTCTATATTCCAATGGTCCGCCAGCTTGAGGGCGATCAGTGGGACAACATCCAACGCAAAGAGCGCGAGTTCGAGCGCAGCATTGAGGAAATGGAAAACAACTACATCAACGCCATGAGGCGGCAAAGGAGGGCGGCATGAAGAAGCAAACTGGCCCAACCAAAAACGATTTACTGATCGCTCAAAAATCGTTGGAGCATACACCGACAGAGCGACTCGCTCGGCTATGCGAGCAAGCTGAGAAAGCGGATGAGGAAATAAACGTGAGTCCCAGAGTCGAACTTCACAACCGAGATTGCATCGCGGGAATGGCCGACATGCCCGAGTCATCCGTCGATGTCGTCGTGACGAGCATCCCCTTCGAGGAGCTGTTCACTTACAGCGGCAAGCCCGAAGACGTCGGCAACAACGGCAGCACGATCGACATTCGCGCCGGCCGATTCGCTCTGAATCTCCGATTCATGATCGAACAGGCTTTCCGGGTGTTGCGGCCTGGATGTAATTTCTGTTGCCACATCCAACAGCTGCTCAGTTACAAGGTCCAACACGGCTTTATGGGCCGTCGAGACTTTCGCGGGGCGATGGTCGAAGTCTTCGGCGCGGGCGGCTTTCACTTCACGGGCGAATTCGTGATTCCGAAAAACCCTCAGTCAATGGCCCAGCGGCTGAATCTGCACTCGCTGCAATTCAAAACCGGCTACGCTCGCAACGGTTGCATGCTCAACCCGGCCGTGAACGATTACGTTTTGATCTTTCACAAGCCAGGCGAACATCCGCATCCGCCAAAACCGCTGCGTCATCCGAGCAACCCGACCGGCTGGATCGATAGCGACGAGTGGGTTCGAGACGCGAGCGGCATCTGGACCGACATCATGGAAATCGACGTGTTGGACGGTTGTCGCGGTCATAAAGAGGACAAACACGAAAAGCATGTTTGTCCGCTTCAATTGGAAGTTATTCGCCGGCTCATCAACCTCTACACGAATCCGATCAGCATTCAGCCGGACGTGACTGTCCTTGATCCATTCATGGGAATCGGCAGCACGGCATACGTCGCCGTCCGCGGGCGTTCGCCGATGACAAAGCTGAAACTCGACGAGCCGCGCAATGTCGTCGGGTTCGAGTTGAAAGAGTCCTATCACAAAGCGAGCCTCGACTATGTGGCCGTGGCTCAAGGTCAAAACGACAAGGTCGATGCCGACTTATTCGGAGAAATCGTTCATGGATGAAAAACGACAAGGCGACTGGCTGCAAACGCACACCGGGCGCAAGTTCTACCCGCTCGATCCACAGCCTGACGACATTGACATTATCGACATTGCCCATGCACTGTCCAACATTTGCCGCTTCACGGGACACTGTAAGACTCATTACAACGTCGCCCAGCATTCAGTGCTCGTCAGCGCCAACGTATCGGACCGGGCGGCACTATACGGGTTGCTTCACGACGCGGCTGAAGCTTACATCGGCGACATTTCCCGGCCCATGAAAAAATGCATTCAGATTTCGTGCGGCTATGGGCTCAAGGAAATCGAACAGCGCATCGTGGAATGCATCTGCAAAAAGTACCTTGTTATCCGCGATGCGTCCATTGAAGCCGAAGTGAAAATGGCCGACGATCTGCTTCTGGTTACGGAAGCGAGAGACCTGATGAGCCCGCTCGCGGATGGCTGGCGTCACCACCCAGCGAACGGATACCAGGTCTTGCCAGACAAGATTTCACCATGGACGCCAAATCAAAGTTATTACGAATTCTTACAAACGTTCGACAGGATTCGGAATCGTCGATAATGAACCGGTCGACATCCTCGACCGCCAAGCCGCGGCTTGGCAAAAGCCCCCACCGGGCGGGAAGTGAAATTACCCGGATACAGCGGCGAACAGTCCTCGGCTTTCCAAGGCCACGGGTTCCGCCGGCAGCGTCGATTGCTGCCGCCAGACCGGACGCGAAGAGCGGACGGGGGTAAGGGGGAGTTTTCGGAATCTGGTAAGATGTAACGATGGAAACGACAATCGACACACAAACGCCAGCGCCAGAAAAAAGAGTTCCGCGAGCGCCGAACCCGGATTGGCGTCCCGCTTTCCTCGAGGAGCTTGGCAAGCGCTGCAACGTCGCCGCGTCGTGCCGAGCGGCCAAGGTGGACCGCAAGACGGTCTACGTTCGCCGTAATACCGACGATGAATTCGCGGAAGCGTGGAAAGAGGCTCTGGAAGAAGGCATTGAGGCGCTCGAACTTGAGGCTCGCCGGCGGGCCGAAGAAGGGACGCTGAAACCGGTGTTCCACAAGGGCGAGAAGTGTGGGGAAGTCCAAGAGTACAGCGACACGCTCATGATTTTCTTGCTCAAGGCCGCCCGGCCCGACGTCTACCGCGAACGGCACCTTATTGAGCAGGAAGGGACGGTTCGGCTCGAACTAACGGAAGAGATCGTGTCGAGTGAAAACCGTTTACAAAACCATCGGGTTGCACCAAGCTCAGGCTGACTTTCGCCGCTCGGACGCGATCTACCGAGGTTTTGTTGGGGGCCGTGGAGCGGGCAAAAGCTGGGTTGGTGCGTACGATCTGTTGCGGCGAGCCAAGCCAAAGCGAACCTATCTGGTCGGCAGTCCGACAGGAACCATTCTCGGCGACACCACTTTTCCGACATTCGAGGCGCTCGCGAAAGATCTTGGTGTTTGGCGCAGCGTCCGCACGTCGCCGTGGCCAACGGTGTCGCTGGCTCAAGGAATCAAGGTCCGTTTCCGCACCGCCGAAGACCCCGAGAAAATGCGCGGCCCAAACCTCTCCGGCATTTGGCTGGATGAGGCCTCGCTGATGGCGCGCGAAGCCTACGAAATCTGCATCGCTTCGCTTCGTGAGGCCGGCGAACAGGGCTGGCTGTCGGCGACGTTCACCCCCAAAGGATGCACCCATTGGACCTACGAAGTTTTCGGCAAGGGACGGCCGAACACCGCCTTATTCCAAGCGCGAACCGGCGATAACCCATTCAATCCGGCTGGATTTGAGGCGACACTGGCCGCCGAGTACGCCCCGCGGCGAGCAAGGCAAGAGCTAGGCGGCGAATTCCTGGACCTCGACGGCGCCGAATGGCCGGCAGCGTGGTTTCCCGAATCGATCTGGTTCGACGACTGGCCGACGTCGGGCGTCACGCTGCGGATTATTTCGCTGGACCCGAGCAAGGGAAAAAACGAATCGAGCGACTATTCTGCCTTCGCCATGCTGGCGCGAGACAAAGACGGGCGGCTATGGGTTGAAGCCGACATCGAACGCCGGCCGACAACTCAGATTGTCGCCGACGGCTTTGCGTTATGCGAGCGATTCCAACGCGAAACGGCTGGGCATCTGGACGGCTTCGGAATCGAGTCTAATAGTTTCCAGGAGCTTTTGGCCGATCTATTCATCACTCAAGGACGACTTGCGGGCTTCATGCCGCCGATTTACAAGATCAACAACACGACGGGCGGCGGCGCCGATAAGCCAAGAATTCGCCGCTTGACACCGGAGCTTAAATCGGGCAACTTCCGCTTCCGGCGAACGCCGGGAACGCGGCTGCTGGTGAAGCAGATGCTCGAGTATCCGGGCAAGGACGGCTCGGGCAAATCGCTGGCGGACTATCACGACGATGGGCCGGATGCGTTGGAAATGGCGCGGCGGTTGGGGATTGAGATATTCAATGGGAAACCGAAACGATGAGTGACCGCAACCTAATCGAGCAGCTCAAAGAGAAGCGAGCGGCCAACGAGCTTATCGTCGAGAGCGTCCGAGAAGCCCGGCTCAAGCGTTGGCAGCAAAAAGAATCCCGCCGCGCCGACCTGTACGAATCGCTCAACATCGATTGGGTGACTCCGTACATGGACTTGCTTGACCGCTTCCGCCAGGATCCGGTCTATGCCGGTCCGTCCGCTTACTGGAATCGGCGGTACGGCAAAAATTTCCCCATCTTCCAGACGGAAACCGATCTGTCGATTCTGAGGGCACCCGCTCGCATCCTTTGTGCCACGAACGGCTATGCGATCGGAACCTTAGAGGGATTAACCAGCTACGTCGTCGGACCTGGTTTCACCTACCGATGCAAAGTCAAAGACGATTCTGATGCTCCCGAAGAACTGGCCAAAGCTTGCCAGAAAATCATCGAAGAATTCCATGAACGCTCTCAATGGTACGGCGGCGAGATGCCAGGCTTGGAAGAGGAGCTATTCTGGCGATCGTGCGAAGACGGCGAGTACATCCTGGATCATACTTGCATGGCTGACGGCCATACGGAAGTACGCACAATCGAGCCGGAGCAATTGACGCAGAAACCCCAAGGCGATCCGTTCGAGTGGATGTTCGGCGTTCGGACCGATCCCGAAGACGTGCAAACGCCGCTCGGCTATTGGATTTATTGGGGCAATTCGCCGGTCGAGGGTGAAGAGTATTCACCGGATGATATCGTCCACTTCCGCCGCAATACCAAGAGATCCATTAAACGCGGCCTGACCGACTTTTCATTCGACACCTTGGAGACGTTTGAGAATGCCGCGCGGCTTCGGTCTAATATGGGAGACGCGGGCGCTCAGCAAGCGTCAATCGTCGGCGTCCGACAGCATGAGGCGGCGACGGGCGACGACATCCAAAGCTGGACACAAGCCGATGCCGATTGGACCGTCCAAGATCCAATTACCGGCGATACCGAATACGTTCGACAGATGAAAAAAGGAGGCTGGCAAGACATGCCCAAGGGGATGAACTACGTCCCCGGTCCGATCGCTCAGTCTCAGCCGATCCATATCCAAGTGCTGCAAATGTGCTTGCGGAGCTGCGGCCAGCGCTGGAACGCTCCCGAATGGTTGCCGTCTGCCGACGCGTCAAACAACAATTTCGCTAGCTCCCTGACGGCCGAGAGCCCCTTCGTCAAGACGGTCATTCGTCGGCAAAGAAACTACGGCATGGCGTTCACGCGTACGCATTGGATCGTGCTGCGTAATTGGTGGACGAAACGCGGCATCCACGCGGCGGGCCGGGAATGGGATTGGACCGAAATCAAACGGGCCATTGACATTTCCGCCGAAGCGATTTCGCCTGAAGCGCGCGACCGACTGCAAGAGGCGAACAAGGCCGCCATCGAAATACCGCTCGGTGTCGAATCAAGGCAGCGTTATGCTCAGTCTCAGGGCAGAGACTTCGCTCAAATTGCCAAGGACAACGAGCAATACGCGGAAGAGTTTGGCGGCAACGATCAACCGCTCGCGATGCCGGCCGATAACGAGCAACAACAGCCGCCTCAACCGCAACAACAGCCGCCGAACGGCGGCGATGCGGGCAACACCGCAGCGGGATCGGCCGGAGACGGAAACGACGAGGACGCCTTGACGGCAGACCTCGGCAAAATCTTCGGTGCGCTCAAAGACTCCATGCCCGGCTATCAAGGCCCATCGGAAGACTATATCCGACAGCTGGCGCAAAAGTACCTCAAACAGTATCGCGACAAGACGGGCCGCAACGCCTCCGAATCGATCCTATTGGAGGATCAGCAAGGAAAATCCGGAGTTTTCAAGGACAAACAAGGGCACCGTTACCGCCTCGAGCGCGGCAAGCGGGTTCCGCTCGGCAACGCCGGCGGTGACAACGATTCAAAGACGGGTCACGATAAGCCGATAAATCCGCAAGAGGCCAACCATGCCGCCGATCAGTTCGGCCAAGAAAACAAAGAGATCGGCGACTCGCCGCAATGGGGAAAAGTCAAAACGTTCGTTGCCGGCGCGTACGTCAAAGCCGTAACAGCAATCATGCAATCGGGCGGCATCAGCGGACTCGGCAAGGCGGTTCTGGGAGCGATTGATTACGAGCCGGACGACTTCTCAAATCCGGCCGTCATGTTAGGCCATCACGGTTCGCACCTTGGCGGCGACCATGCGGCCATCGCTCACGACCCGTTCAAGGATGCGACGGGCGGAGTGATTTCCCTTACAATTGCAACCAAGGTGGCCGGGTTTATTGTCGGGCAAATCGTCAAGCGAATCGGCAAGCAACGGTCGGAATCGCTGGAAGTGGAAGCGATCGTTCGGCGGGTTTTGTGGGAGATGTTATCCGGGCAATGAAACGCCAACCCCTATCCCTTCACGCCGAACAAGACGCCATCTTTGACCGTGCCCAGGCGGCGGCCGACGCCATCGAGCGCATCGTCCAACAGATTTGGAATGATTTGCTCACCGCCATCCGCCTCAAAGGTAATTGGTGGGAAGTGTTCCACGAGGCTCGCAAGGCAGTTGCCCAATTGCAGCGCATCCCTGACGTTCTGGCCGTTGAGTTTGTCAACGTTGCCAAGTACTCCCGCCAACAGACGCAAGCCAAGCTGACGCGAAAACTCCGGGAACGCTCGCCGCACCTGATGGAAGCCGATGAACCGATCCAGCTTACCTATCAAGAATTGGCCGCGCGGCACGGCATTCCCATTTTCGGGCCGGCACCGCTCGAAAACACGCTGCGGACCATCTACGCCTCCGACTGGCGGGATCGATTGCAGACGCTCACAAAGCTCGCATCGCCCGATGCTCTGGCAGCTCGAATTGCCAACGGGGTGCAGTTAGGACAAACGCCGGCCGAGATCGCCAGGTCGATCGCGCCGCTGGTAATGAACGTTCGCTCGTCCGCGAAGCGGGTTGCACGGACCGAGGGTATGCGGATCGCCCACGCCGAACAAATGGCCGCTTACGACGAGGTTGGGGAGCTCATTATTGGGTTCGAAGTTCGATCAATGCGAGTTCACTCGACAAGGCCCTGGCATGCGGCTCGGCACGGGAAGCAGTATTTCAAACAGCCAGCAGCGGGGCAAAAGGGGATGGCTCAATGTCCGCATCCTCCAGAGGAACCGGACGATCCTGCCGAGCGTCCAGCCGGAACGCCGAAAATTGCCCCCAATTGTCTTTGCTGGCTGGAACCGATTTTGCGGCCAACTATTAAGTAATTCTTAACAGTTCGACACCGCCCCCTCAATTCGCCGGCTCATCCGCCACGTCAGCCAACCACCACTCCGACTCGAGATTCCAGTCCGGGTGCAACCAGAACCGCCGCACGACGAATTCGAGCGCTCGCGTCTCCACGCACGACAACGATTTAACTCGCTGCAACAGCTCTGCGACGTGCTTATCCACCTTGGCCCGATCAACTTTGTTGCCCGGCGCGAGCCACTTATCCCCGAGGCGATTGAGCCGGTGAGCGTCCGCAATCTCTGCGGCGATAAATCCCAGCGATCCCATGCCGTTCGCTTGCTCAAGCAAATCGGGCCAGAGGTAGCCGTTGAGGGCGTCCGCGATCAGGCACCACTCAGCGGGGGAGAATCGCTTGGCGTTGGCCTCAATCGCGGCGCGGAGCGTTGCGGCCCAATTGACCACGCTACCGGCGATCGCGGCGGTGCGGTTGCCGGCATTGCCGGACTGGTCCTCGCAGGCTTGCGCCAGCCAGTCGGCGGCGGTGAGCGTGTCGGCGGTCAGGCGTAGGTGAGTGAGCGGCGTCGCGGCCATGCTTAGTACTCCGGATGACGGGGCGATACCGATAGGCGGGAGTCGAACCCGCCCTGTCCGGTTATCGGTTATTCGGCCGGGCTCAGACGGCCAGTTTCTTTCTTTGGATTTCGAAGCTCAATGCCCCAATGCGTTGAGCTTCTTTTGCCGCATACTCCTGAACGGCCTCAAAAAAGGCCGCACGACGCTGTTGCCTAGCTTCATACGGCGGACATCCTGGCCACGATGGCATCAGATAGCTGATGGTGTACCACGCTTGTTTGGCGAGCCAGTCAGCATTAACAAATCGACTGGCCTCGTAGTCCCAGACCTGTCCAGGACGGCCGACACAAATCAGAGCTTCCATTTTTTTTCACTCCTCCGCTCCCAACCGCATGGCTGGGAGAAAACTAGGTTGGGGCGAAATCCGCCGCGCGGGAGTCGAACCCGCGCGAGACCAATCGGCGGCGTTATTCCCGGTCGTCAGACCAGGCAGCGGATTAACGAGATTCCCATTCGCGTTTTTCCGCTGGCTTGAGATCGGAATCCCCCAATTCCACGACGTAATATTCGGGCCGCTCCCCCGGCCAATCGCCAGTCGCGCGTAAGATTTCGGCGCGGGCCTCCGCATCGGCGCGGTCCGCATATACGGTCGGTTCATAGCCAAAGATTGCGTCGCGCGGCATACCATCGTGCTTCACGCTCATGATTGCCCGGACGACAAAAAGAACAGATGTTATTTGTTCGTTGATTTCTTTCAGGTTGGTCGCGGTCATGGTCAGGTCTCCGGTTCAGGGGTTTGGTTTCGTCGGTTGCCTCCATGCCGCTCCGGGGCCGGGAGCGGTGTAGAGGGAATCGAGAACTCACTTTACCGCCTCAATTTTCTCACACTCCCTTGTACGTTGTGAGTTTGCTGCCGCCAGCGCTGTAGCGCACGATTTGCCAGATTCCGAGCAATTGATGTTCGCTCGACCGTACCAATTGCACTTGCAAGTGGTCGCCGTTCGTCAGTCGCACAATCGGGCGGTATGGAGCGTATTCACCTACCGCCGCGATCCATTGCCGCAGCAAGCTGAGTCCTTTCCGCAGCGGTAAGCGTTCGTCCATTTCTATTTGTTCGTTGATTTCTTTCAGGCTCAGGTTGGTCGCGGTCATGGTCGGTCTCCGGTTCAGGGGTTTGGTTTCTCGTTTCATCCACTCGACACTAGTAATATACCTGATGTAATTACAGTGTCAAGGATTGTAGACACAATTTCGCCATTTTTTCCAAAATAATTTCCGACGCCGGCACCAGGCGTGGACGGAAGCGTAGACCAAGGTTGGAGAGGGATTTGAGAATTACCACCTTCGGAATCATTTATAATCGGCTTCCATGTCGAAAAAACACCGGAACCGAATCACGGCGATATTGCTTCCCCGCTCGCGGGTTTTGCTTGAATTCGTTGCGGCCAAAGGCCCGCAACTGAAGATCGACCGCGACAAGGGAGTCATCTACGGCGTCAAGGTCCTGGGCCGTTACTCGAAAAATTCGCACGGATTGACCGAAGCGGAGAACGGCACCGAATACCCGCTCGAAACGCAACGACGGGCGTTGCCGCTGCTCGAAGGGGTCAAGGTCAAGACGGATCACCCCGCCGACCGGCAAGCCGCCGACAAGGAACGGTCGATCTTCGATACCTTCGGCGTGTTGCACAATCCCCGGATTGAGGGCGACGACACCTGGGCCGATTTGCACTACCTGAAAACGCATCCGCTGGCCGAATCGGTGCTTGAAGACGTAGAGCGCGGCCTAGGAGTCTATGGCCTTAGCCACAACGCGACCGCGGCCAAAGAACACTTTGACCGCAACGCCAAGCGGCTCGTAATCGACGAAATCGGTGCCGTCCGGAGCGTCGATTTGGTCGACCGGCCGGCGACAAACCGAAACCTCTGGGAATCCAGTTCAGGAGAACCGACAGTGGCAACCAAAACCGTCAAGTATTCTCTACGGTCGATCCTCGAATCCCAGCGGTCGCGCTTCAGCAAGAACCGGCTCGGCTATATGGATCGGCTGTTGGAAGCCGAAGACGATCCGGACATGAAAAAGTGCATCGCGGAAGAGTATGAAGAAGATCAACCGGCCGACCTGGGCCCCGACGATCAAATCCGCACGGCGTTCCAATCCAGCATTATGTCGATGGTCGAAAAAGCTCTCGGCGGCGACATGGACATGAAAGAGTGCCTCAACAAGATCAAGCAACTGATGACGACGCACGGCAAGCTCACGGAACAAGACGAGCCTGACCCCATTGAAGAGTCCGAAGAAGATGAAGATGACGAGAAAAAGAAAGTCCCGTCCGCCGAAGAAAAAACGGTCAAAGAATCGCTGGCCCGTCTGGTTCGCAAGGATGCTTGCCGCGATCTTTGCGAGTCGATGAACTTCATCCCGACCAAGGCTCAGCTTGACTCGCTCATGGAAGTCTCGACCGAAGCCGCTCGCCGGACGATCGTGGAATCGTTTGCGGCCAAAAACACCAACAACGCGGACTCCAAGCGTCCGCGCAGCCGGGCACCGGGCACCGACCGAACGAGCGGCGGGAGCGGCAGACCGCTGACGGAATCAATCGCCGACGATATCGGCCTCTTGAGAAACGGGCGGTAATTGTGATTTACCGGACGGACCGAAACACTCCAAGATTTTGAACGGAGTTTACGATGTCGATCAATCGCGTTTTGCCGGATTATACGAGCCTTAACGAACCGTTCGAGGCTTCGACGGCCGTCAACATCGGCGACCTGACTTTCTTCGACGCGTCGGGCAACATCGAGCCGGCGAATTCGCGAGCCGATACGGGTTCGGCGCTGGGCAACCAGTTGGACTTCGCCCCGATCTTCGCCGGCGTGTCGGAAGACAAAAGACTTGTCGGCGAAACCACCGTGCAACAACGGGTCATTTGCCCGGATGGCGTGTTCGATTGCACGATTGCCAGCGGCACTTACACACCGGGCCAAATGGTGGGCATTGCTCGCGATTCGGTCAACAACGTCAACCTGAATCAACAGGTGGCCGTCGTCACGGATCCCGCGGCGGCGATCGGCACCATTTTGATCGGCGGAGCATCGGTGACGACGGTCCGCTGCCGGCTGCAATCGAAGCTCTTCAACGCGGACAACTACCCGTCCAAGATCAAATATATCGGTTCGCAGGGGACGGAGCAAAACTCAACGCCGACGGCCGCGCAACTAATCGGCGGCATTGTGACTCAGACCGGACAGACGGGAGCGGGCACCGTAACGCTGCCGACCGGTACGCAGCTTTCCGCTGCCTTCCCGGCCGGCGTACCAACTGGACTATCGTTCCCCTGCCGTTTCGCCAACCTGGGCGGCGGCCAAACCTTGACCATCACGACCGCGACAGGCTTGACGCTCGTCGGGACCGTGGCCGTGCCAAGCGGCAAGTGTGCCGATCTGCTCTTTGTGAACACCGGCTCAAATACCTGGACCGTTTACAGCACCGTCAGCGCGTAAGGACGGCTGGACCGACTTAGCTCTCTGGAGTGTCGATCATGATGAATCGAACCGCAGTCCGAAGCCTGTTGGAAAGCCGTTGCGGCGGCAATCGGCAGGAGTTCATCCGCCGCGTATCCCACTACATGGGGTTGACGGACGCCAACGGCCGGAAGTATCTCGACCGGGCCGGCAACCCGGAGCTTCGCAATCCCCGCGAGGGCAGCGGCAGCGAATTCCCGCGCATGCGAGCCGACGAGTTCTCGCTGCGTTCGCTGTGGGAGGGGCTTGTCGGCGAAGACACGATCGAGAGCCACTGCCGACCGAACATGATTGAGCGGGCGCTAATCGAAGACAATGGAGCGGGAGCCGTGCCGGCATCCGCGTTTGCCGATATCAACGCCTGGACCGCCGTGACCTCAGGGCTGTTGGAAATCAGCATCCTCGAGCAATGGCGGGCACCCGAATTCATCGGTGATATTCTCTGCCCGCCAAAGATGACCAAGATGGCGGAAGGGCGCAAGATCATCGGTTCGACGCGAATCGGCAATCAGGCCGAACCTCGTCAGCCATTGATGCCGACGAAGCGAGTACAGATCGGCGAACGCTGGGTGACTCAGCCGCGAACCGTCGAAGGAGCAGCGGCCATCGAAGTGTCTCAGGAAGCCGTCTTTTTCGACCTGACCGGCGAAGTGACGGAAGAGGCCGGCAACGTTGGTTTTTGGGTTGGCTACGAAAAGGAGCTGTTGCAAATCGACGGCTTCATCGGAGTGACGAACACCTACACCTACAAGGGCAACAACTACAACACCTACATCACGGGCGGCTACTACAACAATCTGATTACCGGCAACGATCTCCAATATCACGAAAACATCCTGACCGACGAACTGGCGTTCCGGGATATGATCGACCCGGAAACCAATACTCGCGTCTTGATCCAGCCGAATACGATCCTCTGCCAACGCGAGCGGAAATACATCGCCGATCTGTTGGTCGGCGGCGGCGAATACCAGCACCGGACCGCACCGGGAGCGACGGCGACCGATCAGTCGATCCGCCGCGGCGACAACCCCTGGAAAGGCCGATACCGCGTCATCGAATCGCCTCTGGTCTATCAGCGAATCACGGACGCGACAGGCCTTAACGTCTCGACAACGAACGCCGGCAAATACTGGTGGCTGTTCGAGTCTGGCAAGGTGGCGGAGTGGAGCCAAAACTGGCCGTTGCGGGTCCAGACAGCCGCGCCGAACCAAGTGGACATGATCGACCGCGGCGTTGTGCTGTTCGTCAAGGCGGATCAGCGCGGCGTTGTGACGATCTTGGAGCCGCGCCGATCAGTGATGAACACGAACTGAACTGCGTTTGACCGAAACACGACAACGGAATAGATCAGAGGATTGATCATGGCCAGCGAAATCGAGAAAGTGGACCTGTCGGCAGCAACTGCTCCGTTGTCTCCGGATGCCGAAATCGCCTTGCTCAAGGCGGAAATCGAACGGCTGAAAAAGAAGTCAATCCAAGATGAGGCCGACGTTGAACTGTTGTTCCACGAAAATGCCTTGCTCAAAAGCCGAGCGGAAACGGCTGAAGCGGAAACGGACAAGGCGTTAGCGGCGAACCCTGCCGCGCCGGTCGACGGAAATCCGAAGCAAAAATACCTCGTCAACATCGTCAATGGGCCGTCTTGGATTGTGGAAGCCACTCATCCGCTGTTCGCCGAGGATGCGTTCAAGGCCGCCACAGGCTTGCGCAGTTCCGCCGAGCGACCGCAGATCAGCGAATACAACGGGCCGCTGCCGGTTGGCCGATTCATTGATCGCTGATCGGGGGATGACGATGGCCGATTCAACCGACGTCCTCAGCCTCAAGCAATCGAGATCAAACATCATCGCCGTGGTTGCGGCCAAAACCGAAGCTTGGGTGGCGTCCGGTTGCCCGCCGACGTATTCGATCGATGGTGCCAGTTATCAATGGGATGATTGGCTCAAAACGAAAATGGATGAAGTCGACAAGCTTACCCAGATGATTCAGAAGCTTTCTCAACCGTGGATTATCCGAAGCCGCGGGGCCGCAACGGGGTGATTGAATGGCCTCTTATAGCACTCCGATCAACGCATCGGCCGACGGAGACAACACGATTGTCGCTGCCAAACCGGGCATGCGCATCCGCGTTCTCGGCTATGTGGCAATTGCAAACTCTGTTGTCGCCGCTCAGTTCTTCTCCGGTGCCAGCTCCAATAACAACCCTCTGACCGGGCCGATGCAATGCGGAACATCTTCTGATTCCGGCGGCCTTGTCGCCCCGCTCACGCCTCCGATCCCGATGGGCCGCGATGCGTGGTTTGTCACCGGACCTGGGCAAGCGTTGATACTGAACCTGTCTTCTGCCGTGCAAGTCTCTGGGCATCTTAGTTACGATTATATGCCGCCAACGACATGAGGTGATTATCATGTCGTTGACAACATGCGGTGCCGGCGGAACGACCACGAGCAGCGGTCCAGTTCCATCCAACGCCATGCGCGATGCCAATACCGGCAGCATTCTGCGCGACGCCAACAACGACAAACCTCTGACCGTTTCGTGAGGACAAAATCATGAGCAGCAGCTTCTTGGCAGGACAGATACCGGCATGTGTAGCGGACGGTTCCGACAACTTCGGGCCGTCGACGCTCTATACCATTGACGACATTGGCTACCCTTTCATACAAGCGCCGGACACGGATGGGGCGTTCGGCTTCAGCAACGGCATTCCGACTGTGTTGGGCGGGTTCAGCGTAGTCAACGGGAATACGACTCTTGATGATGGCGCAATCTTCACAGACGGCTACGGCGACTTAACCACCCAGGGTTTGATCGTATCTAATAACATTGGCAACGGTAACTTACAGGTCTCCGGCTACGTTATTGACGCGGATAACATGATCAGTATCGACCCCAATAACCGCCAACTCATCACAAACAATGGAGTGGAGTATGTAGCTGTTATTGATTGGAGCGGTAATAACCCTGACGCCGCTTACCTGTCATTCGACACCGCTGGGAACGCTACGTTCAGCGGCAATTCGACAACGAACGATAACCTCTATGTGGGTGGTTCATCACAACTAGACAACGGGACGATATCGACAGACGGTGACGGTAATTTTACCGCCGCGTCCCTTAATGCATCCAACGGCTTTAGTGGCACTGGAATTTACACTCACTTCACCGTCGTGAACGGTATTATTACGTCAGCCTCTTAACAAGGAGTTTCTCATGATCGGAATTCAGTTCAACTTGGCGAATGACCCGGAGAATCCGGGCTCGTCGATCAACAACGCGTTTGCCGCGATCACCGGCATTCAAATGAACCCCGGCAGTCCCGGCAATGGAACCGTGACGTTTGCGATCTATCGCAGTCAAGCGGCCGCAGTGGCCGGTGGAATGCCGTTGCCGAACACCAACCAGCAGGGGATGTTCGGAGCCATGTCGGTGCGGGTCCCCGTAACACCGAACGGCAGCGACAAGAGCATCCCGGCCGCGACGGTCGTTGCTGACGGGGCCACGCGGGCGGCGATCTGCGCGGCGGCACTGGCGGCGGCATCGGCAGCGTTTCCAGGCGGGACGGTTACGACGTAACTGGCCGCGACAACTCAACCGGGAGGAGCGGGCGGCCTGGGAAGTGTGGCTCTCGGGTGACGGAATCCAGTGGAACGGGCCAGCAATCGCCTCGTTCCCAGCGAACCCGGCGAGCGCGTTATACACGCTTACGACCACCGTTCCGCCGAACAGCACGCTTGCAGTGGTGCGGTACAACTCCGCCACAGGCATTCGGAGCAATCCGAACGCTTGCAAGGTGAGTATTGCGTGATCGGATTTCGGGGTTGGGGCTCGCGGTGATCGCGGATTAACCAATAGGAGAATCGTATGGGCAACACGCTAACGCTGCAAACCGTCATTGACGACGGCAGCGGCCAGAAGATCATCACGACCGTGGAATACGAGGGGACTCTCGGAATGGGGGCCGTCTACAACGTGGCCGCCAACACGACCAACCAGGAGCAAGTTATCGCTCTGGTTCGCGCCGACATCAAGCTGCTTGTCATCGTCTGTTCCGTCGCCATGACGATCAAAACCAACTCTACCTCTTCGCCGGGCAACACCATCACCGTTCCAGCCAACACCCCGTACATTTGGGCAAGCGCCGACGGGATGATTCCTGATCCGCTGTCGGCGGACATTACGGCCCTCTACCTCACAAACGCCGGATCGGTGGCCGGAACGTGCAGCTTGTGGGCGATCATGCAGCAATGAGGCTTCAGCCGTGGGACCGTTCGCCGCTTCGATCGTGAACGATTACCAGTCGTGGGACGACCGCGAATCGGTCGCTTACACATCTGTAAAAAATTCCGGGAACGTCGAATACTCGCTCACGGATTGCCTTCGCCGGCCGCTCAATTTTAAGGAGTTGGCGGCCAGCGGCGGCGTGTATACAAGCCAAGATCGCGTTTGGCTTGTGCCAGCGGCGATCCTGCCGAGCGGATTGAACGGAGTAGCAGACCTTAAGCCAGCCGACTTCTTGACGGACGGCGACAGCGTTCAGTGGACCGTGTTGGAATGTGCCTGGAACACGTTACAGACGTGGTGGAGATTGGTGACGCGAAATATCGTTTTGGCCTACGATCTGCGGTCGACCTTAAGCATAATCAACCCCATCAACAATCAGGACGCGAGCGGCAACCGCATTCCGAATTACAACGTTGAGCCGGCCTACTCGAATGTGCCGTGCCGGATTCAGGAGCAGGAGGGCAACGTTGCGGAATTGCTGGGAAAACAGGAGATCAAGCGGACGTTCATCGCCTACATCGGCCAGCGCGTGACCGTCACACGCGAGAGCCGGGTAATCAGCGGCGGGGTGAATTATCAGGTGACCGGTTACCGCAACCCGGACCGGATCGACATGCTGATGGAGCTAAACCTCGAAATCATCCCGTAAGTCGGAATCGAGTAAAATCGGTGTATGGATTCGGGAGCGGACCTATGGACAGGCGACGAGCTAAAACGGCAACTGGAACTGCGCATGGCCGAAATGTTGCTGCGGGCCGCAATCACCCTGGAGAAAGAATCCAGGGAAGATTACGCTGGCATGGCCAATCCGTCGCCACACAAAAAGCCAGCCCCGAAAGGTTCGTTCCCGGCCGTCCGAACCGGTCACCTGCGCGACGGCATTATCCATCAGCCGACGTCGCTCGCGGCGATCGTGGCGGACGGGCTCAAGATCAAAGTCGGCTACCGGGCCGCGGCATTCTACGGTATCGCCCTCGGCAACCGCGGCTGGAAGTGGCTAGCCGACACGCTGGCGGATCATGAGTCGGCCATCCGGGCCGAGCTTGGCGGCGTGGCCGGCGGCATCAATGTGGGGAGCAACCCTTGATCGTTACCCCCGACGATGTTTTGGCCGGAGTACTGGCCATTTGGAAAAGTTCTCCGGTTGCCGCCGAAGTTCCGGGCGGTTTGCATCATGGGAGAATTCCCAACGATGCCGACACTCCCTACGCCCTGATGAAAGTGACGCCGGGCGCACGAATGGAATTCAGCGGCAAGGCTTATTGCCAGGCGTTCACCGTGACGATCGGCATCTATGCTTCGGCGGCCAGCCCGAGAACTGGCAAGAAAGCGAATCTGTTGATGAGCCTATTGGACCGGACGCAAGGATTGACGGTTCCTAATGCCGACAGTGTGTTGACCGTGAAGCCGGCTCTGGGAAAGCTCGAGTTGGCCGCCGAAATGCAAAACTCAAATAATGTGCTGATCGATTCGGCGGCGTGGGAAATCATGATCCAAGGGAGCCGGCCATGAGCGCCACGCTGAATTTGAATATCGAAATCGCCGGTTCCGGGAGCCTGACCGATATTCCGGCAACGATTAACAGCGTTGAGGAATCGGGAACGGTCGGCAGCGGCAGTTTCGGGGGGCCGAATGATATCAACCTGATTCTATCGCCGGGGACGGGCAACCTCCAAGCGAACCAATGGTACCTGTGCCGACGGACCTGCGATGCAACGTCAAGCGACAACCTCAACCTGAACGACGCCACGTCTGGAATCGTCAACGGATTGGGACAGCATTTGGAACTTGCCCAGGTCACGGCGATCATTATCGCTTTGACCGCTCCGGACGGGACGCTTACGCTGCGGGTTGGTCCGCAAGGCGTGTCGGACGCATGGAAAGGCCCGTTCGAAGGAGTTGGGTCGACCTGTTATCTCAACGTGACCGACTTTGCTGTATTGGCGGGCCGCTTCGGCGACGGTCTCGGAACGGTAACGGACACGACGGCGAACATCCTCGGCATCAGCAACCCAGGCGCAACAAACATCACCTACGACATCTGGATCATCGGAATCGAAGGATAAGGAGGGCAACGATCATGCCTCAATTTCGCTCGGGCAACGGCGGTTATGTGGAGCTGTCGGCGGACGGAATGAACTGGACCGAAATGGATACCGCCGTTTGGGATTTAACCGAAGATATAAAAGACGTCGAAAACACTCATTCGGGGACGGGTGGCGACACGAACTACGAGGCTGTTGTAAACGACAACTCGTCAACCGTGGAGCTTCCGTGGGATGAAGACAATCCGCCCGATGTGGTGGTGTTGATCGGGTACAAAATATTCGTCCGCTTTAAGCATGGTGATGGGACGGTCGTGAAGCAGCTGAGCAATACCCTGTTCAAATCGCTCAAGACTCACGACGACAACGCGGCCGACATCGTGCGCGTAACGATGGAATTGAAAGGCGGGTCCAAATCGTGATCGACAACGACAAACAAACGGCAGCCGTCGCCGCTCCGGGTGCGGTCGAGATCGGCGGCAAAACCTATCTGGTTGTGCCACCGACGCCGGCGATGGAGCTGATGATCCGGTCCGAATTCAAGCGCATGTGCGCGGCCAGGATGAAAACACCGCTGCAATCCATCGCCGCCGATCTGCAGCAGCTCCCGCCCGCGTACGCGAAAATGGCGATTGATGCGGCCGTTGCTCAGCAATCATCGAACGCCGGCAACGTTGAGCCGTCCGATGAAATGATCGTGGAGCAGATTTTCACGCGGGAAGGTACCGCGTTCCGGTTCTGGGCGCAAGCCAGATCGATTCAACCGGAATTGACGCTCGAAGAAGCGTGCCAACTCATCACTGCCGAGAACTTCGCGGATGTGCTGGCGCGGCTGATCGACGTCTGCCAACCGGCAAAAAAAAAGCCGATGGAACAATTTCCGGCATTCGTCAACGGTGGTTGAGCTATCAGGAAAACTGTTGGTCAACCGATTGGGCAACTCTTTACCGGAGAGCGATCGCCGGTGGCCGATCGATTGCGGACCTGATGGCGTTCACGGTTGGCCAGTGGTTGACGCTGTTGACCGCGAGCAAAGAAACGGTTCTGACGCATACATCGGCGGAATCGTTCATCCGCTGGCGAAACGTGCAACGGGCGAGAAAAGGATTGCCGCCGTTGCCCGAAAAGAAGCCGGCCGCAACAAAACCGAAACAGATGCCGCAAGCAACCGCCCGAAACAATCGCTCGAGGAAAACGTGACATGCCAGCCGGCAGCGACATTCTGGCGCGGAAATTCGTCGTCTTTGAGGCGGCCGGCCTTGATGCGATCCTCACGGATACGAAGACCTACAACGATCTTTTGACGCAAACGAGCGAGCGGCTCAACAAGGTCAAGCAAGCCATTTCCAGCGGCGCTTACGCCAAGCTAGCCAAGGATGCCGTCGAGGTTCGGAAACAGAATGATGCGCTCGCCAAGTCGGCGCGAGCGATCGACCTCAAGGCCAACTACGGCAATTTTATCGGCGGAGCGATTCAGGCTCAGGAGTCCATGAAAGGCTTGACCAGCGCGGCAAAGTACGGCTTTGCGGCCGTCACCGGCTCGACGATGGCATGGGTAACGGCCGGCCTGCGCGGGACCGTCGAGGCGGATCAATTAGAACGCGGCTTCACGCGGATTAGCCGGAGCGTGGCGGGTACGTTCAAGCCGACAATTGACAGCGCGATCGGTTCGATTCATGGGGTCGCAGACTGGTTTGACCATTTGTCGGGAGCGCAACAAGAATCGATCCGAAAGACGGTCTTATGGACCGCTGGAACGCTCGGGGCCGTGCTGGCGGTAAACTCGCTGGCCAAAGGTGTAATCTTTTTGGGGACGGCATTGAGGGGAACCGCCGCGGCCAACATGCTTGGGAGTTTTCAAAACGGTGGATTGCTGGGCATGCTGTCCGCGAACAAAGGTCTCTTGTTGCGCGGCGGTTTGGCGGTTGCGGCCGGTTATGCACTGAACGAGGCGACCAAGACTCAAGGCGGACCAGGATCGAACGGCGAACAATACGGGGCTATCGAAAAGATCGGCGGCGGCCTTGGCTACGGAGCGTCCAAGATTTACCGGAATCTAAACCCCTTTATGAGCAAGGAAGAATACGACAAAAGCTATAACGAGGGACTGCGCACCAAAGCCAAATACAACGCCCCAATGACGGACAGCGAAAAAGCCGACTTTGCAAAACTTTCGGCATCCGATGACGCTGCCGAAAAAAAATCCGTCTCTCTCAACCAAACCGGATTCGGCGACATTGGTTCGGGATGGGATCGGATAGCTGAAGAGGTTTTGAAATCAACCGCTCTTGGCGACAATGCCGACACGAAAGAGAACACGGAAGCGATCAAGAAGCTAACAGAAGCTCTCGACGACCAGGCGAACCAAAAATCAAGCGAAGCCTATTTCAAGGCAAATCCGTGGGCAAAGTTTTCCCCATTCGGCGGCATGAAAAACCCGAATTACAAACCGTAAGGGAAGACGATGCCGACATATTGGACAACACAATCCGGCATCAAAGCCTTAGTCGGTTCGACGAACGGCAGCGCCTTGGACTACGGCGAATCGTCTTCCCCGTCGGAAGGGAACATGACGACGATCCTGGCAACGGTGCCATGGGCGCAACGTGTCCGTTTCCGCCGCGACGTGCTTGGATATGCCCGTCCATCAGGCAACGGCTTTACGCGAGTCATTCCGGAAGTAGACCCGGCGAACGGCAACGGTACGCGATACGGCCACAAGTGCGAACTGGTGAAAGCCTTCCCCGCTTCCGGACAGGATGCCAACGGTTTCCCGGTATTTGAGACGGCCGTCTACAAGGTTGTTTTCGCCACGGTTCCCTATCCGATCCTGTCCGACAGTGTTGCCCAGGGAACTCCGAGCGGCTTGCTTGCAGCGGGATACGTCCCGGAAATGCGGCGATTCAACTATCGTCGACGAAAACTCGTTAGCCGAGAAATGCAAGTTCCGGGCGGCGCTTTCATTTTGGTAGGCCAATCGAAACCGATCGCGCAAACCGGTTTTGTCATCGCTCAGGAGCAAGAGGTTACTTACACATGGTATGGTATCCCGCGAGCGAATGTCCCATACGCCACGTTTGACGTCGTCCAAGGCTTCGTAAACAACGTCACGTTTGACCATCGGCCGCCGGGCACCATGCTCCTTCACTCAATCACCGAAGAGCATTTGGTCGATGCCTACGATCAAAAGGTTTCCGACATAACCTTTGTGTTTCGCTACCGGCCGCAAGGGTGGAACGCATTTCCGGCAGTTCTCAGCAGCTCCCCCCCGAGCCTCGGCTGGACCGCCGTCACGACAGACGGAAGCGCCGATACAACGACCTGGGGAACGAGTCCCGCGACTCCGCCCGCGACATTGCCCTGCTTCACGACAGGAGCTCCGGCCTACTATAAGTCGCCGTACAAAGGTGCCGACATGCGCGGGCTGTTCCAGAATTCCAACGCGGCGCAAAACTCACTCCCATTTAGCTGAGAGCGATCGATGAACGGCAACGGTCAATTACTGGTCAACGAGGGATCGGCGGGAATTACGCTCACCGACCATCGACCGCAAGGATTCATCGCCAAGCTCACCGGCTCAAGCGGCTCAGCTTACTCTTGGACCCGTCAAATAGCGGTCGATGGCGGCACGCAAGACGATGACGGATACGGGCAAACGGGGACGTTGAGCGCCTACGAGATCAACGGAACCGAGGGAATCGCGAACGGCACATTGGTTTGGATGTGGCCGGCGGACGGGTCTCAGACGGAAATGCGGTTTTCGGATACGGGAAGCGGCGGAAGCGGCGTTAAGGGCGAGCTTAACACTACTACGCCGCTTTACGGTCCCGAGCCGACGATCAACTTCATCGAAGCGAATCAAACCGCCGCGAACACACCAGCAACAAATAGTCTCGGAATCAATCTCAAGATCACGGTTGCGGACAATCCAAGCAACGAGTCAATTGACTGTACGCTCGATAATCTTGGAGAGTTTGGCCGCGCGGGAACTAGCGGCACGACCTACGGCCCGCGGCGGCGGATCAATTTGATTCAGGGCAGCGGCATATCGATTTCTCTTGCCGACGATCAAACTGACGACGAGCTGCAATTCACGATCACGAACAGCGGGAGTACGGCAACGCTGACGGCCCAGGGGCATACCGTGGCAACGGCCACAGATGCGATTACATCACCAATTTCGCCGTGGGTGACTTTGGATGCCGCGAATGATCTGTTCACTTGGCGGCAAAATTCCGGTGCACCAACAGAGGCTATTCTTGACCTGAATCAGCCTATTACCGGAGCTCCGAGCCTGCTAACTTGTTTTGGCTTGACGGAGCGCCCAAGTTGGGCGCTCTTACAAGGATCGCCGTTTGGTGCAGGATCGGCAACGAGCTATGGGTTAGCGATTGGAACCACGGAACCGACAGGCAACGGCTGGCCGGGTGGCCCAACAACAGGTGGGCCAGGAACTCCGGGCGTACTTAATTTTGCCGTTTCACTTATTGCGTACAACACAACGACCGACATTGGACCGTTTAGCCTTTGGGATTTAGTTGATGGTGCTGGTGGTCCATTCTGGAATCCAATAGAATACTTTGCCATTGACGGAAATACGCTGACTTTGCCGAGCGCTGGCACCTATTTGATTTGGTGTCGTTATTCGGTGTCGGCGTTTCTCTATTCGTCCCCATTGAGTCCCGTTCAAATTGTTACAAAACTCGTAAATACTACGTCAGGCGTGGACCTTCCATCGGGAGGCAATCGTCCGTTAACGTTGCAAGGAACCTGTCCGTTGTATCTATCGAGTTGCGATACGTTGATGAGCGCTGTTTCGGTGAACGCGGGCGACGTAATCCAGCTTTACGCGGGTATGATCTGTTTTAACGATGCCGTGGCCGCTCAGATTCAAGATGTAATAGTTTCTAACCCGGACAACGTGGTCTGGACGGCGCTGCGAATTTATTGATTGGGACACTACGAAATTGTGATGATGCCGCGGTTATGATCCGGACGCTTGAGATTTGCGCTTCTTCCGACGCTCATTCTTCGCCCGAAACTCACACTCCCGGCAAGCAGATCGGAAACCGTTTTTCATCTTAGGGTCCGCCTCAAAGGCCGCCTCCGGTTTCGCGCAGCCGCAAGCGGAGCAAGTCAGCTTTGCCTCTTCGCCGGCGAGAGCCTTGAGCAATTGCAGCGGATCGTCCCGCACTTCGTGGACCGCCAGCCGCGCGGCCGAATTCGTGGCACGGCCGTGATAGGCGACCTCTTGCCCTTCCGCATCCTTCACGCTGAACAAGTAAACGGTGTCGAATTGCTCGAATAGACGCTCAATCGGCGGAATGGACGCGGCCGCAATTTTCTCTTGCTTGCTGGGTTGCCGGGTTGATTTGCCCAGCAGTTCGCGCAGACGCTCGAAAGTGAACGTCTGCCCGGAAGCGATTTCCGCGAGAGCCGTCTGCCGCACAATCGCGGGAATTTTCTTCGATGCAAGCTGGGCAACTGCCAGGAATTCAAATTTCGCAACTTGCGAAATTTGGGGCAGAAGTTTCGCAACCGCCATTAGCCGCGCCGTCAAATCCTTGTTCCAGTCCGATTCGGTTGCGACCCAAATAGAAAATTTTCCGTGCCCTAGCTTTTCCTTGGCTTCCACCAACACCCGACCGGCCTTCAAAATATCTTGCTCGGATTCCGGCCGCTCCTCGAAAATCTCGGCCGCATCTCTCAGCCATTTTTGCAGTTCAGGTTTGCACGTTGAGTAGTCGAAATATTCCACGAGAACCGTCCTTGATTCGGAACCTGTTAGGTTTGATTTGATCGTACGCATAATTCGTCGGCAAAGTCAACCGCGGGAAATCACCCGCCAAGAGCGGGGACAAAAATGATTGTTGTGTCTTCCATTTTTGTCGCCGGCGTCCCGCTCGGGATGCTGGTCGACTGGCTTCTCCGCGATTTTGTTCGCAATCGCCCGCCATTTCATGATTTTCTGGCCTCTCGATTCCGCCTGTTTTTGACAGCCCAAGACGATTACGACCTCGCCGGCTGGATTCGCGAACAATGGGCAACGGTCATCGGCTGGTCCGTCATCGCAATTGGGCTTGGAATCGACGTCATCATCCTCCAGTTCAACCTCGGACCAACTGTTTCCGAGCGGACCTGGGCGGTTTGCAATACTCATCCGCTGGTCAAAGTATTGGGCGCTTTTGCCGGATTCGCCTGGACGGGATTGATTAACTGGCAGAACGGCAACTGGTGGAGCATGTTCGGCTGTGCGGCCGCAACGGCTCACCTTTTTTTGAACGAGTAAAGAATGGAATTCTGGTTTGTCGTCGCCGGCGGGGTGCTGGCGATGATTTTCATGGTGGAAACGGGCGGCCGGATGATGTGGCCGCGACGGGGAGAAAAAATGAGTCAGCCGGAAATCGCTGGAAAGCACAAATTCAAACGCGGCCTGAAGCCGACGCCTCGTCACGTTCTTGCCGGAGCGATGCCGTTCCGCCGAACGCTCAAGGCCATTCCGCCGTCTTTCTTCATTTTCCCGCTGAAAATGTCGATGTGGCTCAACGATCAGGACGGCGACTGCGTGACCGCCGAAGAAGCGTTTAACAAGGCTTGCGCGGGAATCTTCATCCAAGACGATACCGTGTTGGCGTGGTGCAATGCTAACGGGACGCTAAACGGGGCCGACCTCCAGCCGGTGATTCAGCAAATGGAAGCCAAGGGCTTCTCTCAGGACGGGAACATCTATGGCGACGGCAATGGGCTCGCGATCAATTACGCCGATGCCCCGACGCTGCAAGCGGCGATCTATCAGGCGGGCACGGGAAGCCCGGCGGGAAGCATCAAGATCGGCATTGCTGCCGATCAACTCCCGTCTGGCGCTGGCAACGCGAACGGCTGGTTTTTGCCGAGCGACAGCCCGGACACCAACGAAGATCATTGCGTCTCGCTGTGCGGCTACGGAACCGCTCAGCAGTTCGTTGACGCGATGAACGCCGCGTTCAGCGGGCTCAACCTGACGCTGCCGTCAGGCGTCGATCCCACGATGCAAGGGTACGCACTTTACACCTGGAAAACCATCGGATTTGTCGCGACCCAAGCGCTGGTGAACATGACCGGCGAGGCGTGGATTCGGACGCCGAACACCGTAACGACCGGCAGCGGTACACCGACTCCGGACACGGTTTACACGACCGCGACCCCGGTGCCGACGCCAACGCCGACGCCGACACCGACTCCCAATCCGGTTCCCCCGACTCCGATACCCAGCCCGACGCCAACGCCGGTTCCCGTCGTCTCGTCTCCGGTGTCGATCGACTTCGCCAGCGGCGACACCGTTGGGCTGGATCCGGTGAACCTTGTTGCCACGTTCAGCAATCTGAAGTGGACGACGAACTTGGGCACGATCCCGGCTTCCCTCTCGGCACGGTTGGCCGCGCTGCAACCGAAGCTCGCCAAGATCGGCACGGCAGTCAGCACAAAGCAAACGCTAAGCCTTTCCTTCGGCGGAATTTTCAGCGTGTTCGGCGATGTGCTGACGCTGATTTCGACTCTCGGGCCGCTCTTGGCGGCGATCCAGACGGGCAATGCGGCCACGATCGGAGCGGCATTGACCGCGACGGAAGCGGCAGCAGCGGCCGTGCTGTCCGACCTGGGAATTTGAAATCCTTTACCCGTTGCGACCGACTGAGCGACCGGCCAAAAGCGGTAACAGTCAAATAGCATTCGTGAGGGCACTTGGCCTCTGCCCTCAAGGGGAATTGATGAACCTCCAAAAAGTCGCCACGCCGTTCGATCCCGTCGCGTCGGTTGGCCGCTTGAACGCGATCATCCAATCGACGGTTGAGCCGTTGCTGAATTTCCTCGAGCGGCCCGTTCTCGCTCAAGTGATGACCGCTCTGGCCCAGCATCCGGCCCTGCAAGTCAACGACCTCGTCCAGTGGATTCAAGGCGAGGGATGGAAAGCGATCTTCCCGGATGGAACGATCGCCGTTTATCAGGACAACACACCTGACCCGACGCGAGGATAGTATGACCGCTCTAGATCAGCTCATCACCAAGTACCGGCTTTACGTCATCGCTCTGCTCGGGGCCGTGGTGACCGTCAACCAACAGTATCCGATTATCCCGCAAACGTACGTTCTGTACATCGGTGCGGCGCTCGCTTTTTTTACCGTTTTCAACCCGACCGCAAACCCACCATTGCCGTTGCCGCCGAAGATCGTGGAGAGACGGGAATTGCCGCTCGGCTCAACGTTTGATCCGCGAGAGGTCTCTTGAAACCAGCATCTCCCGGCTGCCCTTGTGCCTTCCGCGACATGCGCGTTGCTCGCGTGATGATCTGCGAATCGCTGAGTGCTGACGGCGTCTCAGCGAATTGCCGTTGGCTCGACAACTGGACCGGGATTGATGGAGTCGGAACGTATCCTCTGGTCGATCTGTACGTTCCCGAATTCCTAACGCGGACCATCGACCAGGGGAATCAGCACTCGACGGCGTATTTGATTAGCCGCTATTCAGAAATCGACCTGCCCCGCGAGGAATTGGAATGGGCAGTGATTTACACGACCGAACCGTGCGGCCCTCCGCTGCCGCCATCGGTGGATGAGTATTGGAGTAATGCTAATAACGGCAACGAAGGCAACCCTTGGCCGGCACCTGGACCCGACACGATTGACCTTAACGAGCTTCATCACCGTATGCAGAAACAATGAACTTGGCCGGGTTTCGGGATTCACTTAGACCCTGGAGACCGCAAGCACGGCCATTTTTTTCGACAACTTCGCCCGTAACTGAGGAGAGAAGAAGTGAAGAACTTTTTGACTGTCGGAATCGCTCTGCTTGTCTTCGCCGTGGGGAGCGCCTTCGGGCAATGCTCCAACGGCTCTTGCTCGTCGGGATGCCCCACTTCCCCGACGGTTGCATTGACCGCTGCGGAGAAAGCCGCTGGCGTCCTGGTGACGATCTGCGGGGAGAAGATCGCACCGAAGTACACCAACGCGGCCGGCGTGACGGTGTATTGCGATTACTGCGAGGTTCCCGAGAAGAAATCGACCGCTCCGGCTCTAGCCACTTTCGCAGCGGCGCACGGAATCAAGGGGACGCTGCAAGACGTTCCGCCGACCGTGGTGACAGCCTATAACGCATTCGTGGCCGCTCAATCGACGCTCGACACCGACACAGCGACAAACGCAACCAACCAGGCCGCCTTGACGGCCGCAACAACGGCAGCAGCGGCATCCGCGACGGCCGTGGCGACGGATACCACGGCGGTCAATACAGCGGTGCAAAATTTGATTGCGGCTCTGCAGGCGGCATATCCGACAACGGTTCAGGCACCGAAAAAGTGAAGCACGGCGGTTGTACCGGACCCGGTACAACCGCCTCCGTTCTCAAACCTTGCAGGATTCCCCAATGGCCGACGAAATTCCGAAGACGATTTGGGAGCGAGCGGTCAAACCGATGAGCGCTTACGCGATCGTGTGCATGCTTGTTATTTGGATGTATCGGGATAACCGGGACGATATCCGTAATGAGCGGTCAATGCTTCGCGAGGATCGTTTGAACGCGATCAAGCACGGCGACACGGCCGTATTGACCCTGGCAGCGACAACCGAAGCGAATACGCGACGGATCGAAGCCGCTGTCGGCGATCAAGGGCGGAACACAAAAGCCGCGCTCGACGAATTGACCCGTCAGAACGATTTGCACCTACGAGAGCTGATCGACCTTCACCGGCGAGCGATGGGAATGGAACCGAAACAAGCTCCGATCGGTGTTCTGCCACTGCCAAGGCCAGCAGAAGAAACACCCTGAAGCGTCCCCTTGGAACCAAGAGAGGGGGTGATCCTGAATCTGCCCGTCCAGCAATCCAACCGGCACACCGGCACACCGGTTATCACTTTGCCGATCTGAAAATCGCTTGTTTTGTGTTGTTTCGAGAAAAAGCTGAGAAGTTGCCAGAACTGTCAAAACCATCTTGTTTTCAAGGCATTTCCGCAAATTTTGATCGTTGAAATCTACCCATTAAAAGTCCGTTGCTCTACCAACTGAGCTACGCCTCCTAAACTTGTTTCTAGGGTGTTTCCCGATACAATCCCTTTCTTGGCACACCCGCTGGCACACCTGGAACCCTCTTCATGCGCCGAAAAGACTCGCCGATCCCGGCCAAGCCTTATCCCGACTTCCCTTTGTTCTATCACCACTGCGGCCAGTGGGCAAAGAAGATCAAAGGAAAAATCCGTTATTTCGGCATCGACGCTAAAGAAGCCGTCAAACTCTACCTGCAAGAGCGAGACCAGCTTCTTGCCGGCGTCGATCCCAAACGCGATTCGGCCACCGTCGGCAACGCGGTCAACTGGTTCCTTGCTGCCAAGGAATCACAAGTCCGGGCCGGCGACATTACACAGCGATCTTGGCGAGACTACAGCCTCACCGGCGATAGAATCATCAAGCAACTCGGCCGGCAAACCTTTTGTGACGACCTCACGCCCGCTCATTTCGACATACTACGCGACCACTTCGCGGCAGGATCCGGGCCAGTGACGCTCGGCGGCCATGTCCGGCGAACCCGAATCATCTTCAAATGGGCGGTCGATAACGAGTACTTGGAACGGCCGGTCCGCATGGGCACCGGATTCAAGGTTCCCGCCAAACGCTTGCTTCGAGCCGCTCGCCAAGCCGCCAGCTCCAAAATGTTCGAGGCTGCGGAAGTCCGCTCGATGCTCGAGCATGCATCCCCAACGATCCGGGCCATGATCCTGCTCGGCATCAATTGCGGGTTTGGGAATACCGACGTCGCCGGCTTGCCCCTGTCGGCCGTCGACCTGAAAGCCGGCTGGGTTAATTGGCCGCGTCCCAAAACGGCCGTCGAACGCCGCTGCCCGCTATGGTCCGAAACGGTCAAGGCGCTCAAAGAAGCGAAGCGGCCAAGGCCAGCGCTCGATGGAGATGCGAACCTCGTCTTCCTGACGCGAGCCGGCCACCGCTGGGTTCGAACCAAGGACGGCGGCGACGGCAAGCCAGGTCTGCCGCTCGATGCTCTCTCCCAGGCGTTCCGGAAGTTGCTGACGGCTTGCGGCATCGATCGTCCAGGCGTGGGGTTCTACGCTCTCCGGCACACCTTCCGTACGATTGCCGATTCGAGCCGGGATTTCCCAGCGATCAACCGCATCATGGGCCATGCGGACAACAGCATTGCGGACCTCTACCGCGAGCGAATCGACGATTACCGACTTTCAGCTGTCGTTGAAATCGTGAGAAAATGGCTGTTTCCGGCCAAACCGAAAAAGAAAAAATCGAAAAAATCCGCCGACTAACATCGCAGCTGGTCCCGATGCCGTGTTACTGTATTCCCGTTCAGTTGCCGTTGTGGCACCTGGTAATCAATCGGCACCTTGATTTGGAGAGGCCCATGAACAAGAAGACTCGCGCGAAGTTGGCTGAGAAAAAGAAGCTCGATGGAATTACGGTGGAATTGAGCATGACCGAAGTAGCGGCCATCGCCCAGCGGGCGCTGGCCGAAAAGGTCTGCGGACGGCCGTGGGAAGTGTTCAGCGGCTTGTGGCGGCGGTTGGAACGGGAGCTGGAACGGGCGGCCTAGCGGCTGGGGTTCTAGGCAAGGACGCCTATCTTATCTCAAGCTGACAGCCGCAATCAAGGATCGCGAAGCATCGTCTCGTCGAAAAAAGAATCGGCACCTGGCAAGAAAGAACAGTCGCAACGTCGGCAATAGTAGAGGTTTTTCCAGATTTCAAGTTGCCGAACACGGGACGGCGCAATCCGTATTTGAGCGATCCAATTCGGCCTTCGGATCGACAGATAAAGAAATCTGAGGCCGAGAATTACGAACAAGAAAAAGAAAAAATCGGAAAGCGGAACCGAGCAGAAATTGAAAGTGAATGCGGCCAACAAAAACATTCCCGTAAAAAGACCAGCATTCCAAGTTGAGCCGTCTATAGAACGCTCGCGCCACTCACCCGGCCGGTCAAATCGCTTCTCAAGATCATTGCGAGGCTTTCCGGACATTCCGGCGTAAATCGTACTGGCTTTTGTAACCGAATCAAGTTGGCGGCATTTCGGGCACGAAAGATCCACTTTGGCTTCTGTCATTTGCGGCAGCGCTTCCGAAATCGGTTCTGGCTGGGGCATCACATCACCTTACCCTATTCATTTCTTGGCCATGGCCAGAAGTCGTTTTTCTGAAGAAACTCCCTCAGAGCGATTTCTACGATGGTCGTTTTCGTCGGCTTGAGAATATTTCTGTCGCAATATTCGTCAAGCGCATCCATGATTAATGGATCGATCGCCAATCCGAGAGACCTTCCCTTCCGCGCATTGCGCGGTCGTCCTCTTTTTTTTGCCATGACATTTATCATAAAAACAAATCCCCATATTTTCGTTAAGTAGTTTCATGTTGTATCTTTATGTTATTCAAATTTCCATGCAAATTCACTACGTTTATCTTTTTTTCTATTTTTCTCTTGACGAAAATAGACGACGCTACATATACTCCTCTTATCGCCGAAACAACAGGAAACACACAAACCAACAACACGCGAGCGAAACCAATGAAAACCCTGGACGGATGGCGCAGCGTGATTAAGCCGCAGTGTATCGCCGATTACCGAGCCAATCGCGATTATGTTCCCAAGCGTCGAGGCGGCGCGAAGCGCCTGCCGAAGAATGCGCTCTCGGCAATCGAGCGGCAGGCGCTGGTCGCCGGCGTTACGCCGCTTTGCGAGAGCAAGGCAACCCAGTATGCTCGCGGCTCGACGCTGGCGCTGCGGCGGCAGGACCGCGAGGAATTGCTGGCGGCGATGTTCGAGGCGGTCTGCTACGCGGCGACCGTTTGGCAGCCGAATTGCGCTGCGAAGTTCAGCAGCTACGCCTTCCACTGGATCCGCGGGGCGATTACCGCGCACCGCCAATATCGCGATCGACCGTGCGGATTTCGTTGGCACAAATTGCCGAAAACGCCGAGAACCCTTTCGTTCGGCATCGAAATGGCGGGCGTGCCATTGGGTGAATTATTAGGAGACGAGCCGGCGCCGTACTTTGATGCCCAAGATTATTTACGACATCTGCGCGGCCGGCAGGCGGAGGCGGCGAGTCTGTTCGTCGCCGGCTGCTCGCGATCAGAGATAGCGCATCGGATGGGTTGCGGCACGGCAAACGTCGGCCAGTTGCTGCGCGACGCGTTCCTGACGATTCGACTGGCCATCCAAGAGGAGGTACGGTGAACAATAATCGCGCCGAGAGCATGAGGGTAATGTGCCCGCTCTTCCACCAAGCGGGAGAAGGCGGTTCAATTCCGACCTCGGCGCTCCAATTACGCATCGAGCCAATCGACCTTACACTGGCGCGACAGCTGAATCGGCTATGGCATTCGCGCCTGCCGCGATTCAGCACCGGCAAATGCGTCAATCAGACGATACCATGCTTTGCTGCCGAATTCGACGGCCTGATCTATGCCGTGGCGATCTGGTCCAACCCACAGGCGCGGAGTTTGCCGCAGCGGGAATGGCTCGAATTGAAGCGGCTTGCGATTGCACCCGACGCACCGCGCAACACTGGCAGCCGAATGTTGCGAATCATGACGATGCTTCTCCGTCGAGCAAGGCCGTATATACAACGGCTGATCTCTTACCAGGACACCGAAGTTCACACTGGGTCAATCTATCGTGCGGCGGGTTGGCTTTCGGTGGATTGCTCAGGCAGTTGCACCGATTGGGAAGCCGGAAGCAAGCAGCGACCGCGATTGCCGGCTCAGAGCAACGCCGTCAAGGTTCGCTGGGAAAAGGTTATGGAGAGTAAAATTTGAAAAGGGGAACAGCATGTCAACGAAACTATTGACGCCCAAAGAAGCGGCCAAAATCTTAGAGATTTCGCCGCAACAATTGTACCGGCTCATCAACCTCGGCAAGCTGCCGGCGGTCAATATCGGTAGCCGCACACGGGGAATATACCGGATCAACCCCAGCCAATTGGATGAGTTCATGCGGGGAACGTCTCAAGCTCCGGAAGCTGCCGCGCCAGCGTCGAAGCGGCGGCGGATTCCGAAAAACATCAAGCAGTACGTCTAAGAGGGGAACATGACACAATTTGAAACCGCAACACTTGCTCATGAAGAAGACTTGCGCGTCCTGAAGCTGGCTGGATGGGGAGAGCAAGTATTCGTCGGCGTCTGCGGAGAACCGGGCGACCGGCGAGTTCGCAGTCAATCGGCGATCAGCATTGCCAGTGTGCTGCATAGCTTTTTGCCAGGCGACACGGAACGGCTGGTCTATCAGTTGGTCCGCTCCTGGCCGAGCCGGAAATGGAAACTGGTTTATAGGGAGGATTAAATGGGCAGTCTCGAAGCATTAATTTCGGCGGTTATCCTGAGTTTCGGGTTTTTCGTGGCTTCGATCATCCTGTGCGTTATCAGGACAACGCCACCCGAACCGAACGACGACAGAGATCGCGTCATTGACGACGAGATTCCGTTTTAATGGACGGCGGCTTTATTTCGTCACAACCCAAGGATGGGAGATCGGATCGTGAAAAAGAAACGAGCCAAATGGGGCAGCGGCAAAAAGAAGAATAGCAAGCGTTGCACGATGCCCGCTCCGGATTATGGCTGGCGAGTCGTTATCACCGATCCGGACGGAACGCAAAAGGTCTTGGACCGCAGTTACGATTACGCCGGGGCCATTGAGGCTCTCGCTCGACTCGACGAGCTTGGCGAAAACGCAACCATAACGAAACACTTGCCGGCAGCTGCCAAGACGTGACTCGTCGTCACGGGAATTCCGCTAGGCGCGTCGGCAAGGATTCGGGGGGCAGCGGTACGGTCGTGGGGAATCGTCCGTTTGCGGGCAGCGATGCCACTCCCGAATTTTATCTCAACAGAAAAGGACAGAAAGGATTCTGCGATGCCGTACTCCGTGTGCTGGGTAAGAGGGGAACAGGAAGAAGTTGCCGAAGTCGAAGTGATCGATACCGGCATCCTTGACCCAGAAGAAGCCGTCGTGACGGCGATCCACGCGGCGAAGTCGCTGCCGCCTAAATTCGGTGGCGGCCGAGTGATCGTAAGCGACGAGAAAGGCGATCGGTTGGCAGCGATCGCGACACCGTTCCCGGCCGTGGTTAGCTGAGACGTTTTTTCCAAGCGAAAGGATTTGCGATGCCAGAAACAACGCAATTGATGAGTGTGGCCGCGATGGTCGAACAAATGCGAAAGCTGGTGCGCGACAAAGAGAACTGGCTATTGGTTTGCCACGTTCCCGAGAGCGTGGCGCTGATTGCCCAAAATATCCGGTTTCTGGAACAGGAACAGATCGACAACGTAATGATGCTGCAGTTTCCGAGAGGCTTGATATCGAGTTGCCATCCAATGCGCCCGTGCATGTTCGCTTTCCCGATGATCGCTGTTTCTTTCGACGAGTTTCTACGGCGGATCATTGGACGCAAACCGGAAAAGCACGATTACGGCCATTATTTGTACACAGTCGGCGAGGCAGCCGTGTGGGATGAAATCAGCGTATTGCTGGGAATCGACGAGGCGATGGACTTGCGCAGCCGTTTGATTCCCAGCGTGAATTGAGGATGCACCATGCGAAAATTTCCGTTTCACGACGCGGCATACAACCGCCGCGAAGAGTGGCCTACGGAAACGGTCAACAAATACCGTTGCTCGATTTGTCAGCGTCCCTACGCCATCGAGTTTTCGGCGGCCGGAGACGGCAGGCGCTGCGGCATATGCATCGCCAACAGGCGGACCATTATTCGTTATTTCAAAGAGAATACCATGAGCCATCTAACGGTCGAGTGCAGTGTGTGTGCGGTGCCGGATTCATTGCCACACAGTACGACCTAGACGGATGCGACAACCCGATTTGCCGCCGCTGCGGCGACGAACGGGAGCAAGCGCAAGTGGCGGAAGAACCCTTAACTCCAACAAAAGAGGATCAAGCATGAAGACAATCATTTGGCGCGGCTTCCACAGCGAGAGCCGGGCCGTCGAGGTTCAGCCAGGAGTGTTCGACATTAGCCAACACTCGGTGAACCATCACGGCGACGTCGATGAGAAACCCTATCACACATCGAAAGGCTGGAGCCTGGACTACATCGAGCAGCGACAGCGTGAAGATCATGCCGAGCTCATCGTCGTCAAGAGAAAAAAAAGATACGCGGACATCATCGGCGCGGCCGTCGAGTTCGACGGCATCGTTCGAGAACAAGGCGAAAAGTTGCGCAAGCTAGCATCCCGGATCGGCAAGGAATTGGGGATGGACGAATCCGCTGCTCACCTCGTTATCTTCCGAGCGTGGCTGGGGCTGGCATCGGAACTCGAAGAGGGACCAGAATTCAAAATTCTGGAACACGAACAGAAAAAGTCGGTACCGCGCGAGATGCCGATCGAAGAACCGCAACTGGTGTCTTAACTCAAAACCCGTAACTCGGAACTACCCATGAAAGACGGCATCTATCCCGGCATGAGCCGGTCCGATTACGAGCAAATTGAGGCGGTGAATTGGTCCGTCCTGAAGCATTTCAGGCGGACCCCCGCTCACGCTCGTGAATTCATGCTCCACCCGCCGGCACCGACCGAATCTCTCGAATTCGGTTCGGCGTTCCACTGTGCGGTATTGGAGCCCGAACGTTTCCAAACGGCTTACGCCGTTCCTCCCAAATTTGATCGACGCACCACGATCGGCAAGCAAGGTTGGGCCCAATGGGAAGAAGAACATCGCGGCGTTGAGTGCGTCCATCCCGACGATATGGCCGCCATTCATGGCATGCGTGAATCGCTGCTCGGCAACGAAATAGTAGCCAGCATCCTGTCGGCACAGGGAAAAAACGAAGTGGCCGTCGTTTGGACCGATCCGGAGACGGGCCTGCGCTGCAAGGGATTGCTTGACCGCATTTGCACATACGCTGGTTGGACGACTGTTCTGGACCTGAAATCGACTCCTGACGCGGGCGAATGGTCTTTCAGCGGTTCGTTCGGCAAATACCAGTACCACGGTCAGGCAGCGTTCTACCTGTGGGGATTGGAAACGCTCGCGCCGCTCGACAGGCAATTCATTTTCGCGGCGGTCGAAAAGGACCGGCCGCACTGTGTCGCCGTGTACAAGCCGGACGAAGATGCGATCCTGGCCGGCCGCGCTAAGTTCCGCCGCTACCTGACGCAATTCCGCGAATGCCAATCGACCGGAATTTGGCCCGGTTACCCCGTCGAGATTTGCCGCCTGAGTGTGCCGCGTTGGGAGGTGGAAAATGCCGCTTAGTGACCTGATCCAACCGCGACTGATTGAGCTGGGGAAAATCAAAATCGGTTCGCTGGGCGAAGAGCGCAAATCGTCGGGCGGCGGAACGTGGCGGCTGCCGCAGAAACTCGACCATTTTTTGATAACGACGATGAACCGCGACAAGGCCGGATCCTTGATCCAGGATACGGACCTGATGGAATATCTGGCCTCCCAAGGGTTCGCTGGCACTGACGGCAAGCTTCGCGAGCTACCCATCAGCCTGTTGAGCAACGACGTGGAAGATGTGATGCAGTCGGCCTACGTCTGGTACGAGGGCAAAAAGTGTGCGGCCAGATCGGACGGCAAGACGCTTACGAAACTATACGACGGCAGGGCACGCAAATGGCTGGAAACGCCTGAAGAAGTCGATTGGAAACCGGAATATGCCCAGTTGAAAACAGACAAGGGAGCGCCACGGTTCAAGCTTCATTCAACGTTCAATTGCATCATCGCGGCGAAAGAATCCCGCTGGGGCGGCGTCTACAAGCTCCGGACGACGTCGGTTATTTCCGCCCAACAGCTTTACTCGTCGATCTTGCATATCCGCGAATTGACCGGCGGCGTACTGCGAGGCTTGCCGCTTCGCTTGGTGGTTCGTCCCGTCCAAGTGTCGCCGGACGGCAAAACGTCGACCGTCTACGTCGTCCACGTCGAACTACGCGGATCGTCGCTCGACGAAGTTCAGCAATTAGCCCTGAAACGCGCCCAGTTTGAGCTGGCGAACCGCCAAGCGCTCGATAAAGCCAAGGCCGAATACAAGACGCTTTTGGCCCTTCCCGGCTACCGGGAGTCGGCGGAAGAACAATCGGAGATTGCCCAGGAGTTCCACCCGGAAACATTTGAGTCGGCACCGCCAGCCAAAGTCGATCCACTGACGGCAGCACTCGGCATTAACGAGCCGGCCCAGGTTCCGGAAAAAGAAGTCGAGGTCGATGAGTTCGGCGTCCCGATTTTTCAGGACGGCAGGGGCGATGCGTGGGTGAATTCAGAATCGTAAAGACACTTTGAGACAGGACAGCCACGGATGGCCGCCAAGTTTAGAAAGATCGATCCCCGAATGTGGCACGACGAGAAATTTCGCCGGCTCAGGCCCGACGATAAGCTTCTCGCCGTCTACGCGTTGACCTGCCAACAGGTCAACCGGATCGGCTTTTTTGTGTTCTCGATTTCGCTCGCGTCGGGACAGCTTGGATACCCATCCGATACCCTTCGCAAGGGGATGCTAAGGGTATGCGATACCCTTTCATGGCGCTTCGACGAGGCCACAGAAGTGCTTTTTTTGCCCACTTGGTGGAAGTACAACGGCGCTTGCGGACCAAAAACGATGGCCGGAAATTTGGCCGATTTGCACGATGTTCCGCAAACCTATTTGTTTGAAGAGTTTGCGTCTGAAATCAGGTACCTTTCCGATGCCGAAATCAGGGAGTTCACAAGGGTATGCCAAGGGTATGCCAAGGGTATAGGGGTGGCTTGGTCGTTTGGCGCGCAGGAGCAAGAGCAGGAACAAGAGCAAGAACAAGAGCAGGAACAGGATGTAGTTTCTTGCTCGGAGCCGGCAAAGCCGGCATCCGAGCCGGCCGTCCCGTTTTTGATTTTCCCGTGTGTCGGCACCGGCAAAAAAGAATGGCCGCTCATGCCCGAAAAGCTTGCCGAACTCAAAGGCTCTTTCCCCGGCGTCGATGTGGAGTCGGAATGCCGGAAGGCCAGGCAGTGGTGCATCGACAATTCTGCCAAACGGAAAACGTTCGGCGGAATGCCAAAGTTTCTTTCGAGCTGGCTGGGACGCGCCCAGGATCACGCGCGGCCGAATTTGTCGAGCAAGCCGACGCTCGGCGAAAAGTTCCGCGAGTCGGTCACTGAGTTCATGCGAGCCGAGGGAAAACTGTGACGCACGAAGAATTTTGCAAAATCTACGCTTACGTCACGGCCGGTTGCGGCCAGGCGTTGAACGCGGATTCGATGCGCGTGTATTTCGACCTGCTCAAGGACATTCCGTTTGAAGCGATGGAGATCGCGGCCAAACGCGTCATCGTCGAGCATCGATGGCCGTCTTTCCCTTCGATTGCGGAACTTCGCTCTGCCGGCGTCTTGGCGATGCACGGCAACTCACTCTCGGCGGCGGAAGCGTGGGGATTGGCTTGGAATGTGGCGAACAAGCTCGACCTAGACGTCATCGACCCGGATGAAGAATTTCTCAAGGCGCATCCAACGCACCGGTTGGCCTCCGGCATGGACGAGTTTCGCAAACTCCCAACACTCGTCCAGCGAGCGATGCAAACCTATGGTCTCCGCGAGCTTTCCTACTCAAAGGATCCGGTAACGGTCATTCGAGCCCAGTTCATGAAAGTCTTTGAGCAACTTTCGGCGAGCGGCAATCGCGATGCGTTGCTGCCGCCGTCAGCGAAGAACGCGATCGGCGTCCGTTTGCCGTCGTTAGCCGGAACGTTGGCGTCAATCGGAAAGGAATTGCCTCAATGACCCACCGTGAGCGAATCGTTGAAACGCTGGACGGAGATACGTTCGTTGTCGTCGACGTAACGGTTTTCGCGGATGGGAACGAAAACAGTGAGGATGCCGAAGCGCAAAGTCGTGTTATTCGTGGTCAACCAATTCCGACCAAGGAACGAATAACACGAATCAAGATTGAAAGGATTTGATCATGGATTGGATTTGGCTTGTCATTCTCGCCGCGACTTGCCTCTGTGTGATTGCCTGTCTGTTTTGCTGGCTATGCTGCCGGATGGCCTGGAACGCGGCGGAAGAGGCAGCAACACGAATCGCCTCGATCAAACAACCCGAACCGGCGAAGCTTCGATTTAACTCATTCGCGCGAGAGCGAGAACTCTGGCCGGCGGTAAAGCCGATCGCTCCCGGCAAAGACCAACCGGCGTTGAAAATCTTTGAGGGAGCGGACTGAGATACTGAAAGACCCCAACCGTTAGAAATTAAAGGAGTGAGCATGAACGACGATGTGAAAAATTGGCGCGACAAGCCGGTCAGTGACCTGAAGGTTCCGCAGATCACGAAAAAGGTTTTGGGCGACCGCGAACTCAAAACCTTCGGCGACGTGTGGAATGCGCTCGAACGGGCCGACGACATCGGGCTGGGAGTGTTGCAAGAAAAAGTTCGCGGCCAGATCGACGATGCCAAGACGGCCGCCGGCGATGTGGCGAGCGTCGACCTGGGCGACAAGACGCTGCCCTTGACGAACGGCGAAGCCATCGACGCCGATCCTCTTGGCTTGGCGGCCGATGTCCCGTCGATTCCTGAAGCCGCCGCAGTACCCGAACCCGTTCCGATTTCGGAAGCGGTCGATGAAGTCGTGAACAATGTCGTCGAGTCGGCCAAGGTTGCTTGCCCCAATTGCTCCAACACTGGCGTTGTCGGCGAAAGCGACACCTGCCCGGTCTGTAACGGATCCGGGCTAGTCGCCGCAAGCGAGGCGAAACGCTTAGTCGCTCCCAACGTCGAGCCGTCGAAGATCGACGAGCATTTGCTGCTACAGCAAATCCAAGACGCGCAGCGGGAGATTGACGAGCAAGAAGAGAAAATCGCCGCGATGAAAGAAGACCTCAAAGATGAAAACAAAGAACTCGAAGCGCTTCAACTTGGACTGGCGAAGCTCATCCGCCAGAGCAAAGCGGACCAACAGCCGAACCTGTTTAACCAGCCGCCAGAGGCTGGAGACTGTGAAGAACAAGAAGGGCCAACCAAGGATCAGGAACCGGCCAGCAAGCTGACCGAAGCGGAAAACAGCGAACTCTGGCGGCAATTCCCGCTCGAACGCTTCACGCAGTTCGGGCTCGCGAAGAGCGTAATCGCCAAGCTCGCGGAAGCGTCCCCGCCGATCTTGACGCAAGGCGACTTGGCGGATTACTCGAAGCCGGGCCCGACCGGATGGACGAAGCCGCTCGTTGACATTCCCGGCATCGGCAAGGGCAAAGCCGAGAAGATCGAGGATGCGGGCATCAAGTTCTGGGCGTGGTGGGGAGCGGGCGGGCAAGTCGAGTTCGCAAAAGAAAAAGGATTGACCAATGGGAATGATTCTCCCGCCGGAACTGGAAACGAAAATCCTCCAACAATCGATCCCGGCGAAACGCTCGCCGACGATTGGAGCGAACCCGGAGGCAAAGAGCGAGCGGCCGCTTAAGGTGATTTTCTCGACCGCGGTTGTGCCCGTCCCACAACCGCGGCAGAGACACCGGATTGTTGGCGGCGGCCCGTCGGCGTATGTGCAAAACTACACGCCGACAACGCATCCAGTCAACGCGTTCAAAGCTTCGCTGCGATTGGCGTTTAGCCAAGCTTATCACGGCGAACCGTTGGAAGGGCCGATTGTTCTGCGAGCGTTGTTTCTGTTGCCAAGGCCCGCGCGGCTGATCTGGTCAACGAGGCCGATGCCGCGCGAGCCGCATGCGAAGAAGCCGGACAAGGACAACCTCGAGAAGGCCCTGAAGGATGCCTTGACCAAACTGGCGTGGCGGGACGATGCCCAGGTGTTCGACGGCCGCGTGAAGAAGCTCTATGCCGCCGGCGACGAATCGCCTGGCGTTTATTGCGAGATTGAAGCGTTAGGGAGTTGATATGGTTCCCGGACAACATCGGCTGAGCATTCGCATCGAACACGACTCGGCAGACGAACGGCGCTGCTTTGAGCCTGTCGCCGTCGGCGAGCAAACGATCTTCGCCGGCGTTCTGGCGGAGGCGCTTGAAACTCTATTTTCGCCGATCCGGTCAAAGTGCTGGACGATGTGCGGAAGTTGTTGGACAAGAAGAAGAAATCTCACTGAGCAAGGAAGCAACATGCTGAAGGATTCTGAACTCATCGTTGATTCATTCGCCGGCGGCGGCGGCGCATCGGTCGGCATCGAGAAGGCTTTGGGCCGGCCGGTTGATATCGCGATCAACCACAATGCCGATGCGATCGCCATGCATGCGGCCAACCATCCGCGAACTCGGCACCTGACCGAAGACGTTTGGAAGGTGTCGCCGAAAGAGGCAACCGCCGGCCGTTCGGTTGGACTTCTCTGGGCATCACCCGACTGTAAGCACTTCAGCCGCGCCAAAGGCTCGAAGCCGGTCGAAAAGAAAATCCGCTCGCTCGCCTGGATCGTCGTTCGTTGGGTGCTCGAATGTTCGCCGCGCATCATCGTCCTCGAAAACGTTCGCGAATTCGAGGAGTGGGGGCCGCTACTGCCGCGTCAGGTTTGCCGTGCTTGTGGCTGGAAAGGAACGGAAGGCCAAACGCTATTGGCGCGCAAACGCCGGCGCTGCCCCGAATGCGAGTCGTTGAATCTCACGGTGACGGAAGAGCTTGTCCCGGACCCCAAACGCAAAGGATTGACTTTTCGCAAATTCGTCGGCCGGCTCAAAGGTCTTGGCTATTCCGTGCAATGGCGCACACTCGATGCCGCCGACTTCGGTTCGCCCACGCATCGACGGCGGTTGTTCATGGTTTGCCGGAACGACGGCGAGCCGATCCAATGGCCCGAACCGACTCATGCCGATCCGAAGAAGATCGACGGACCGGGACTATTCGGCCAGACCGAGCGGCCGTGGAGAACGGCGGCCGAGTGTATCGATTGGTCGATCCCGTGCCCGTCGATCTTCGACCGCAAGAGGCCGCTGGCCGAGAAGACGCTCAAGCGAATCGCTCTAGGAATCAAGCGCTACGTTCTCGACAATCCCCGGCCTTTTTTGGTTAACTTGACGCATACGGGCGAGCGGCGAAATCCTTCGGTCGACGAGCCGCTGCCGACGGTGACGACCGCTCATCGAGGCGAATACGGCGTCATCGCTCCAACACTCATTAACTGTGCCAACGGCGACAAGGGCCGATGGGGCAATGGGGCGCTCGACATCAAGACGCCGATCAACACGATTCATTCGGGCGGCAAAAACTTCGCCCTGGTGTCAACATTCATCGCGAAGCACTTTGGCGATGCCGTTGGAACGACGATCGACAGGCCATTGCCGACAACCACAACACGCGGCACTCAAAATCAGATTGTCGCCGCAAACCTCGTTCGATTCAATCACGACGATGCCGGCGTTGATATTGAGCGTCCCGCTCCATCAGTGACAACCAATAACCACGCCGCCTTGGTCTATTCGTTTCTCATCCGTTATTTCGGGACCGCCATCGGCCAACATGTGACCGCACCGCTTTACACAGTCACCGGAAAAGACCGCTTTGGCCTTGTGACGGTGATGATTGACGGCGAGCTATTTGTCATTGTGGACATCGGCATGCGGATGCTCACGCCGAGAGAACTGGCCCGATGCCAAGGTCTAGACGACAGTTTTATTCTGACCGGCACGAAGACGAGCCAAGTTGCCCGTATCGGCAACATGGTTTGTCCACAACCGGCCGAAGCGATCATTCGCGCCAACTGTTGTGCGGAAATGGCGGAGCATCTGAAAATAAAGTAGTGTCCGTCCGGTGGAGCAGACCACAAAGGAAAATCACATGACAAAAGACGAACTCAAACTCATAATCGAAGCCCACATCCTATGGGTGAGCGATAATACAAAAGGAACCAGGGCCAACCTGTCCGGGGCCAACCTGTCCGGGGCCAACCTGTACGGGGCCAACCTGTACGGGGCCAACCTGTACGGGGCCAACCTGTACGGGGCCAACCTGTCCGGGGCCAACCTGTCCGGGGCCAACCTGTACGGGGCCAACCTGTCCGGGGCCAACCTGTCCGGGGCCAACC